ATTGGCAAATTCGGGGTAGAGCAGCCGAAAGGTCGGGATGTCTAGGACTTGTTGGGCCATCTCAACCTCAAAAGCAAACCGCCCGCAGTGTATGGCTGCGGGCGGGATAAGGCAATACCGGGGCTACTAAGCGCGGCGGCTGCTGCCCTGCGGCTTGGGGGCCTGGTTGGGCTTGTTGGTCTCATCGTCAGGTTTGGCAATGACCGGCTGCTGGTCTGCGTTGAAATCGGCGTCCACAAGGGGCGCGGACTGGTCGCGGCTTTCCATATCGGCGGCGGCCTTTTCGCCGTCCTGCTTTTTGTCGGAGACCTTGATAAACCCATTATCCTTGTGGAGGCGGAACACGGGGTTGAGCTCGAGCGCGGCAAGCTGCTCCTCGGTCACCGGCGTGATGACGGCGCCGTCTGGGGTGCGCATGTACTTGTCGGGGATATTGGCGCCGCCCTGAATAACGATCGGCTCACCGGAGACGGGGACATCGCCGCCGCCCTGGGAGTAGTTGTCGTAATTCACGGATGCGGCGAGAGTGGAATAGACATACATTTTCTTGGACACGGGTGCCTCCTCGGCGTTGGGTGGTGGTAAACGATTATTAGGGTTGCTGGGTTGCTTCAAGGACTTTGAAAACCCCGCTCGGCTGCGGTAGGAGGCGCAAAAGGATCTCCTTGCCGCTCACCGCCTCAATGTTCCGGTCGAGGGAAAGCTTGGAGCGGACTTGCCGCTTGGCGCCTCGCCCCCGACCGTTCCAGTAGAGTTCTATAAGGCCGCCGCGCTTTTTGACCTCTTGGTGAAAGTGGCCTGGCTCAACCTCGGTTTTGCGCAACTCGGTGAGCGCTCCCGCATATCGGGAAATGTTGGTGCGATCGGCCAGCCCCGGGAACACGTACCGCAACGGCAGCATGAACTCGTTACTTGAGCGCAGGAGGAACGCGCGGTTCGCCCCCTCGATGCGCCGCTGCTCGACCACGTAGTCTAGGAGCGCCAACCGATCGGCCTCCGATAGCCTTACGGCGTAAATCTTGCTCAACGTGGACATAAGCTCGGGGCGGGTGAGCCGGGCTGCGGATCTCATGCGCTTGGCGAGGTCGTCTAGGGTGCTCTTGGCTTCGTCCAGGGTGGTGATTGCGGAGGTCATGGCAACTCCACCGCATCGCCCAGCCGACCCCAGGGCAACGACACCTCCATGGTCACGCTGCCATCTGCCCAGCCGCATTCATAGAGATATTCGTCTCCATTGCGGAGCCAGACTTGGCGATAGGACTTGAGGGTGCGGGCCGTCATTTGTCGTCGGGCACCAAGGCGTTGTGCGCCTCGATTGCGCGCATGTAGTCGCCCTCGCTACGTTCGGCCCAAAACTCCGGGGCGGTCCAGCCATCACCGATTTGCCGGGGCACCCGGACAAACACGCGCGGCGTCGGCACGTCCAGCTTATGAACGGTCGCAAAGTAAATGCGAGAGCCGTCCGTCACCTCCCGATGGCGTCGGGTCCAACCTAGCTTTGCCGCGAGAAGCTCCGACTTTGGTATTTTCGGCACGGCCTCAAAAGCCGCGCGCATCTCGGCGGCAGCCTTGGTTTTCTTGGGCATGCATAGGTAGGCTCGGTTTTTATCGGCCTGCGGGTGGTAAACCGTGTCCAGCACTTTCCACAAGTCGGCCTTGCCCACACGGTCCGCAAAAAGCACCCCGTGCAAGCTCCCGTCCCATGACGAGGTATAGTAGCCGAGCGCGCCGACGCTCTCGACGTAGACCCATGTCTTGGCCGCCGCCGCCTCAACTGCGGCGAAGTGAGCCACAATTTCGGGGTGGTCTGCGGGGACCTCGTAAACGACTTTGAAAACGTCCTTGCTCATTGCCAGATGCTCCTTGTTACGGGCGCACCCTGCCATAACTTGACGGCTCCGTCAAATACAAAAAGGCCGCCCGGTGAGGGGCGGCCTTCTGCACTCTCCTCTTGCCAAGGAGCTTAGATGCCGGTGCGGCGCACGATCGCCCAAGGGCGCTTGACCATGACGCCGGCGGTGGCGTTCGTGTAGTCCTCGATGTAGGCCTTGGCCTGCTGCTCGACGCCCAGCGTCTGGAAGCGGGTGGGCACGATCTGGTCGAAAACCTTGCCGCCGTCCGTGCTGCCGTCCTGCACCGTTTCCGGGTAGAGGTAAAACACGTTGGCGCCACCGTTCGCGCCGTTGAGCTCGGGAGCCGTAACGATGCGGACGTTATAGGTTTCGGTCAGCCATGCGCGCACCGAGTTGCCAAACTCGCTGGTGACGGCAAGGAACTGGCTGGCGTTGGTGGCCACGGCAAGGACAAGCTGGGTCGTGGTCGGGTCGATCAAATCGCCGGACTGGGACTGCAGCGTGGCCATGGCGGAGCGGATGTCGGCCGTGATTTCAAGGAACGTCTTGGACGCCCAGGTCGTACCGCCACCGGCGCCGGCTGGCACCGTGGTGTAAGCTGGGAGGCCGGGGTCGTTGAGGAAACCAAAGACGCGATTGACGCCGCCGTTGTAGCCGTAGAAGCCAACGCGGTTGCGCAGGATGTCGAGAGACACGGCAGCGGCGCCGCGCTTTTCGGTTGCTGCGTTGACGTTGACGCGGCCCATGCGGGCCTCTTCAAGCTTGCCGACGCGGATGCCCTGCTCAAAGCGGACCACACCGCGGCGCTCATAGCTCAAGTTGAAGCTGGAGAGCGGCACGTTTGTGTAGTCGCCATATGGCACGGCCAAGCCGGTGGGCTCGAGCACGCCCTGGATGACCTCCTCATCCTCCCAGTTGCCGGCGGTCGAGATGCCCACGAGCATGTCGATCTTGCGGGACTGGGTGATCGTGCGGACGAGACCGGGGAGCCAGTTCTGGAGGAACTGCGCAGGCACGCCGAGGTTGCCAGCCATGACAGTCGGGGTCAGGACGTTGGCGTCCATGGCCGCGTACATGGTCTGCAGCGAGCGGTCGTCAAGGCCGATGCCGAGAGCGGCCAGGGCCTTGTATTCGCTCACCTCATCTACGGAGAGGACGAACGGCCCAGCAGTCGACGCCATGAGCGCCGACATGTGGTGGTGAATGATAGTCTCTTTCATGGCGGAGCCCCTTAGCCGTTAAACGCGATGACGGCCATGCCAGCCGCCGCGCTCTCAAAGCGGACAACCACGCCATTTGGCACGCGGGTGGATGATGCCGGGGCCGAGGCGCCGGGTGCGGTGCGAACTAGCAAGCCGGTCGCCTGGTTGAACCAGATCCAGTCGCCAATGGCGAAAGCTTCTGGCAGCGTGACGATGAGACCCGCCGTCTCCTGCACGAGCTCGACAATCGTGCCATTGGGCAGCGTGAGCGTGGAGGCCAGGGTGCCATCCGCGGCAGTGCCGAGGCTGGAATAAACCTTGGGGTTGGCGAGGATGCCGGCAAAGACGCCCGTGCCACCGGCGCCCACTTCGAGCGGCTGCGGGTCGGCGGAGGTCTCGAAGCTGGCGGTTGCGTCGTCAACGACCGTGAAGGCACGGCCAACGACGTTGTTGGCTGCGGTGGTCGTGTTGAGCACACCGGGCTGGCCGCGCAATGGGCCTTCCAGGTAAAGCTCGCCAACGACACCAAAGCCGATATTGCCGAGAATTGGGGGCTGCTGGAACATGGCTGGTTACTCCCCTGCGCCGTGCTGTGCGATGCGGGCGGAGAGGGCCGAGGGGGCCTTGTCCTGCGCAACGGTGGTTTTGGTTGTGGTCGGGTCGCCCTTGGCCTGCAGGAATGCGTCGAGCGCGACGATCTCCTGGCCCTTGGCAATGCCCTTGATTTCCAGCTTAGCGATGCCGTAGGCGGCAACCTCGTCGGTCGTCATCTGGGCGTGGTCAAAGGTGCCGACATGCTTGGTCAGACGATCGACCAGGCCGGTACGCTTGGCGGTGATGTCCACGAGGGTGCGCTCGTCCATCGCTGGGCGGGTCTCGAGGGCCTTGATGCGGCCGGTGAGCTTGGCGCGGTCCTTGGCATCCATGGCAGCGGCGGACTTGATCGCTGCGGTGCCAGCCTTGAGCTTGGCGGCAATGCCGTTCAACTTGCCCTTGAGCTTGGCGTCGGCTGCGGTCGTGAGTTCGGCGGCCACGGCCACGATCTCCTCGGCAAGCTCGACAACCTCGTCCGCCTTGGCCTCAACCGCGACGGGCTCGACAACCTCGGCATCCTTGGCCGGTTCCTCGAGTTCCGCGTCCTTGACGGGCTCGACAACCTCGGCGTCCTTGGCGGCTGGCTTGGCAGCGGCCTCGATTGCGTCAAGGCGCGCCATGATGGCCGCCAGCATCTCTTTAAGTTCTTCGTCCACGGGCGTTTGCTCCTTTGCGTCAACCGCGAATGTCAAATGGTCCAAAATGGCAACCTCTGGTCCCATTCGGCCTTCGTCAACCAGGGCTAGGTGATTGCCCCGAATGTCCCGCTGTACTACATCGTACGGCTCCCCGTTCCACACGCCTGGTGTGAAGTCATAGCGGCAACGATACCCGCAACTAAGCTCAGTTTTACCGTTTTTAATCTTTTCGGCAAGGGCCTTGCTGTAAACCTTGACGTTGCCGAAAAGCGTGCCGCCCTCAAAATATACATTTTCACCGATCACGCCCTCGATGCCAACGTCCTCGGCGGGCTTGAAGCCGTCGCCCAGCATGGTGTGATCGTCAATGAATGGCGCAAGCTTGAAGCTGTCGATAGCCTCGGCGCGCATGAGCTCGTCCTCGGGGCGCAACACGCGAAATATGCGGCCGGCATCCTCCGGCGGCGCGCCGATCTGGGCACCGCTGTAATCATAGATACCCACGCGGGACAGGGGGTTGCCCTTGACCTCAAACCAACCGTTGATGTCGTGGACCCGTTGGGTGCCGGCCTTGTCCATCGCGTGGGTCATTCCAACACCGCCTCCAAGGCGCTCTCGGGATAAATTTGGACAGACCCCGGCTCCCGCTCACTCTCGACGCAATAGCCAATTGGCGTAAGGGTGGTGGAGTAAAACCCAACAACCCGGCCTAGCCACGAGGACCCTTTGGTCTTGCGTACCCGGTCCCCCTCTCGAAATTTGCGCTGGCTATCGGTCACTCTGCGGGCTCTCCGAATGTCACAACCGGCACCATGCGGCACCGGCAATTTATGAGTTGGCCCGGCAAACCGCGCTCACCCGTCCGATTATCTATCACGGGCGGGTTGTCCAGGTCAAAGATTTGCCCGTCGAGCTGGAGGTGCAGCGCCCGGGGCTCCTTTCCGCCGCCCGAGTGCAGCCACTCAAACTGTTTAATGCCGAGGCCCTGCATGCGGGCGCGATTTATGGCGGTGGTGGCCTTGCTGGTCTGGTCGCGGGCGATAAGCTCGGCGCGTTTCTTGGTGCTCTGGCCGTGCGCAAGGATGGCCGGCACCAGATCCGCCATGCCCGCCCCGGTCTGGATTGAGCGCATGACATCGCCCTGGATGCGCTGGAAATAGTCGGCGGGAATAGATTTGATAAGCGCCACGTTTTCCTTGACGCCCGCTTTCATCACCTCGGCAACCCGCCCGCTTACAACGTCGGTCTTGAGGGTGACGCCGCCCGACACGTCCTTGAGGCTCTCGCCCAGTTGCCGTGCGGTCACGTCGGACACGCCCTTGTTGAGCGCCTCGGCCAGACCGCCGGCCCGATCGGTAAAGAGCGCCGTAAAGCGTTTGGACAATTGCGAGAGGAGCCGGGAGACCCCGCTGGTAAAGCTGGCGTCCATAGCCACACCATCCGCCGCCCACTCCTTGCGGAAATAGCGCTCCACCTCCTTGCGGGTGGCCTCGGTCATGGCCTCGACCATGCGGTCAAGCCGTGCCTGATAGCGCATCTCGGGCATGGTGGGGCGCGTGAGGGCCGAGCCCTTAAACGTCGCGCTGCCCCGGCTCTCCGCCCACTTCTGGCGGGTCTTGCTCAAGGGCGGTCGGGTCCGTCGGGCCATTTAGGTCTCCAAGGTCGAGCGGGTCCTGCTCTATGATGTCGGCCAGGCCCGTGTATTCGCTGTTGGGGTCGGACTTGAGCCGGGCGCGCACGTCGAGCCCGTCGATCGCCCCAGCCTGCACCAGCACATTGTCGGTCTCGGCCTTGGTCTTGTTGATCGTCGCCCACTCGGTGGCGGTCGGGCTGTCAACGGGGGCCCAGTCGACGCTTATGGAAATGTCCTGCGCGTTGGATTTGGCGAGGAGCAAATAGTGGCGGTCGAGCAGCGGGGTCAGGTCGTTGGCCTGCACCGTTTCCAGTTCCTCGTGATAGCTGGCCTCATCATATTCGCCCGTCGCGTTGAAACCTTTTGGCGTGGTGCCCAGCAACTTGGTGGCGGGGACGCCGGCCGCCGCCGCAACAAGCTGGTACTGCGTCATGATGGTGACATCGAGATCGGCCAGGCCGGTGTCGTGCTGCTCGATATTGTCCTCGGTGTCGACCAGCTTGACCCCGTGGTTATCACGGTACTGGGCGAATATGGACATATGGGTGGCCGCGCTCTCCTGGTTGGCATAGAGCGCCGCGAGATCGGTTTTCCACACCGTGAGGCGTTTGGTCATGGCAAGCTGGGGGCCTTCATTGGCCGTGCGCTCGGCGGCATAGACCCGCTCGACAATAAGCTGGGGGACCGGAATGCCGCCGTAGCGGTAGACCGGCTTGAGCACGTCCGGCACCTCGTTGGCGCGGAAAATGCAAAGATGGCTGCGGTGGTAGCGCTTGCCGTTTATAATCCACCAGGTGGGTTCATAGAAATGCTCGCTCGCGGGGTCCTGCACGGCCTCGGCGTCAAGCTCCGGCACGCACCAGTAGGGGTCCACCTGGGCCATACCCTTGTAACTGCCGGGCCGCACGCCGTCCGCATTGAATGGGGCTTCATAGTCAATCCCCTCGACCTTGAAAATCAGGACGCGCACGCCGAACGTGCGACCCATCTTGACGAACTGCTCGAGGTTTTGACGGACGCGCAGGCGCTTGTCGGCTTTCTTGATCTGCTCAATGATGTCGCCCGCGGCGGTTTCGTCGGCCGCGCCCTCGACATGGATGTCCCAGCCGTGGCGGACGGCATCACGCGCCGGCATGCTGCACGCCTTGGCCACGAGCCAGTTTTGCGAGATCTGCGCGCAGGTCTGGTAGCCGATAAAGCTTTGGCCCAAAAACCAGCCGACCAACTCGTCCGGCAGCGGGGAGCCCGAGATGCGCGCCTTAAACTCGGGCATGCCGGTGGAACTGTCATCCATAGCGGTGGCGATGCGAGGCTGGGCGTCGTGGAGTGTCTTGGCTGCAACCTCAAGCGCCCCCGGAGCCGCCCGCATATGGGTCGAGTAGGGTACGCCCTCAAGGAAGGGGGCGCGAGGCTCTGCCGGTGCGGGCTGGGTGTCTTTGCGCTTGAAAGGCCACATGCGGGCGGGCTCCTATGATTGCGCGCAATATGCCCCGCTTAGTCGCCCTTTGGCAAGCGCTTGACCAGCCGCACGTCATACCCCAGCACGTTGGCGATGTCGACAAACGCGGCCAGTGATGGGTTGATCCGCCCCCTCCGCACGCTGGAGAGATAGCCGTGCGAATACCCGGACAACCGGCTCACGGTCTTTGCAGGCACCCCCGATAGTCTTATGGCACCGCTCAAGTCCTTGACCAGCGGGTGCAGCGGCGCGTCTATCGGCTTGGTGGGGCGGTACGGGTCCATCACCCACCCCCTAGCGCAGCGGTTAGAATGCCCTCAACGAGCGTTTCGGTATCGGGGCACCCGTTGAAGTTTGCATCGAACCAAGCCTTGCCGCGCTCCACCATCTCGTCGGTGATCGCTACCGGCTGTTGAGTGGTGGGGTGGGCGAGGGCTTCGATGCGGTTGGCGAGAACTGCTTCACCACCAAGAGGTGGCTTGGCCAGGAATGCTTTCAGCGAGTAGAGTGGCTCTCGCAGGATATCCCGCACCGTCGCGTATTCTTCGATGTTGCGCACGGCATAGCGAAGCATCGATAGGCAATCGATCCGATGATTGTCGAACTGCAATGCCAGGTCTCGCCACGCTACCGGCTCCTCTTGCTGTGGCTCAAGGGCGGAGAGGGCGTCTTTGAACGCGGCGACAGCGCTCGGCATGGTCGGATGATGACCGGGACTTTCCCCACTGATCGTCCAGTCGAGGTAAGGGATGATACGTTTAAGGGCACCCAGCCCCTTCACCCTTACGCCTGCGGGCTGGGAGCGCAGCGCCTGCAACTCCTCGAGCAAGCTGGCCGCGAATGGGGCGTCTAGTACCAGATCGCCGGTTGCCGTGGTGGCGTGATGGACGCCGACCCGGTTGGGTTTGCCGCAGCAATCTACCAGCGCCGCCAGCCGCTCGCGGGTGAGCCCCATGCGCTCCGCCTTTGCCTCGTGGTGCCGGGTCATAGCTGGCCACCCGCGTCACGCAGGGCAACCGCCTGGGCGAGCAGGCCGCGCTCGGCCACCCGCAAATCCTGAATTTCGGCAAGGAGGACGGCGCTTTGGGCCTCCAACAACTCGAGCCGGTTGGCGACGGTGGCCAGTTCGCGGTCGTTGCGCTGGCGGGCTTTGATGGTGTGAGTCGTGGTCATGGGCGAGCCTCGGGGAAAAAGGCCCAGACAAACGCCAGGCCGATGACGATGATGGCCACGACACACGAGGTCGGGCGGTGGTGGGCGTACCAACGGAGGCGGCCCGCTAGGTCGGAGCGGTATGGGGTCATTCCTGCCGGGCTCCGTCATGCAGACCAAAACCCATAACTACGAAATTTGGGTCCAGCCCGTACTTGCCCCCATGGAGGGTGTAAGTGACCGTGACGGTTATCTCTCGGCCGGAGTACCCTAGCTCTTGGCGCGACAACGGCGGCTGGTCGGGGGCACGTGGTGCCATTGGGGGTGGGGGCGAATACTCCTGCAGCACCAAAAGGTCGCCCGTCTGGAAATCCTTGTCGTTTTCTCGGATTTCAAAGGTTTTATCGTTCCGGTGCACCGCATCGAAATATACGGGCAGAGTTTTGAGGAAATGCGTTTTCATTTGCCAGATCTCCGGGGCGCCAGTGCCCCAACGTCCGCACCATGCACCAACTTGACGGAGCCGTCAATACCTATATGGCGGAGAGGAAGGATCGGCGGCGTGGGGCGAATAAAATCATAACGCTATCGCCCAGGTTGGGGGAGCGGGCCTTGTCGGGCGCCTTGTCTATCAGGATCTTGCCGGCCGCCGTTTTGTCATAGGTGGGCTGGGAGAGCTCGGTGGTGAGCTTGCCGAGGTTGGGCATGGTGGACCGCAGCACGATCATGTCGTCCAGGGCGTAGGGCGCCGCCTGGCCAGCGGCTAGTGCCACCCGCGTGCGATAGGCGCGCTGGAAGCGGATGCGAAGCTCCCACCACCCCTGGGCCTTGGCGTTGTGGAAATAGTCGCCATTTTTGCGGTCGAGACGATTGCGTCCGCCCGGCGTGGGGTCTGCGGTAGGGATGGGCGCATCGGGCTTGTAAATCTCGCCGCTGCCCCGGAACGGCTCGACCTCGACCTCCCAGACGCCGTTGGCCTTGCGGGTTGCGTTGAGCACCCGGGCGTCCCCGCGAACGCCGGCGCCGAGGCCGTCCGCGTCAAACCGAAACTCCCCGATGGCGTGCTGGTCGCAAAGGTCGAAGGCATGCGAGACGGTGTAAAATATATCGGACCCCTTGCCCGACCACTCCTCGACGCCCTCGAGCAGCACCCCGCGCGACCATGCCAGCGCATTGAGGTCGACGCCCTCGTCCGCAACGTCTAGCGCGCCCCGCTTGGCCCCGCTCACCTCGACACCCAGTGCCTGGTCGAGATCGATCGCCGCCTGCACCCACTCGGGCGGGATGACGATGCCGGTCTTGGCCGCGCTGTAGTTGATGTCGATTTCCTGCGCGACCGTTACCGGGTCGAGCTCGCGGCATTGCTGCTCATACCAAGCTTGATCCTTGCGGGGGTCGTCTCGCCAGTGAAACCGAAATTTTTGCTCGGGCGGGTAGCTCTGGATTTTGGCATAAAACGGGTTGTCCGTGCCGTTGGCCGAGGAGATGTCGATGCGGCAATTGGTGGTCGCGGCCAGGCCGCCCTCGGCAAGCTGGGGCCGCTCGAGGAATGCGCTCTCGTCAACGAAATAAATGGCCGCACGATCGCCGCGTCCGATGCTGTCGCCCGCCTCGCCCGTCATGGTGGAGCCGGTGGGGAACGATATGAGCATATGTTTGGCGTTGCGCCGTTCGGCCCACCCATGGGTCAACTCGGGCGGGAGGAGGTTGAGGAACTGCCGGGCCTTGAAGAATAGCGCCTTGGGAGCGCCGGCCTTATCGACGTACTCCTCCTTGCGGGAGCCGTAGCCGATATTGACGTTTTGGTGGGTGAGGCAAATCGTGCAGCCCAGCGCCACCGATAGCCACGACACCCCGCAATCGCGGCTCTTTTCGGTAACGCCCGGCTTACGGTTCTGCCAAAGCCCATAAGCCCACTCGAGCCACTCGCGCTGGCGGGGCATGAGTACGAAAGGCACCTTGACCGGCAGGCCGATGTCGGCGTTGCGGGTGTCGCTGGTCATGCCCCAGTCGTCTATGAGCGCCCACGGGTGCGTCCGGTAATAGGCGAGCACCGCTGGCACCTGGTCGGGGTTCTCCCGCAACCACTGCAGCCGCCGCAGCCGCTCGGCATAAATCGGGATGTAGTCGGGGTTGCGAAAGTCAAAGGCGGTCATGCGGGCGCGTAGGCCCAACGCCACCCACGCATGCCGGGGATATGGCTAAACCCGCCGCACCGCTCAACCCAGCCCAGCCATACCAGTCGGCCCGGCCCGACATAGACGGGGCGCCAGGCGAACCAACGATGCGGACGGACGAGGCGGTCAATGCGCTCCTGCCGGGTCTCGTGGCGCAGTCTCATCGTAGGTAACTCCGCGCCGCGCACATTACTGCCCCCAGGGTCGTGGCCGCAAAGACCAATTTCAAAACCACCATGTCGGATCCCGCAAAGGTTGCAAACCCTAGGAAATTGCCGACTGCAATCAAGACCCACCTCATGCAAAGGCCCTCCCCTCGTCGGTCAGTTCCCAAACCAGCATCACCGCATACCCGCTGCCGTGGAATTGCCGCAGCAGCCCGAGCTTTTCCAGCCGCCGGCAAGACCGCAACACCTGGGGCGTGGTCAGTTTGGAGCGCTTGGACTGCCGGGAAACACGATTGCGCAGGACATAGGTGGCGTTGGGGCTATGTTCGCCCGCAGCCTTGAGCACCGCGCGGTCAAGGTCGTCTCGCTCGCTCCGGGTCATCGCACCGCCCCCAGCAAAGCGTCGAGCTCGGCAATACCCGTCCGCATCGTGGGGTCGCGGGCAAAGCCGAGGGCAATGGACAGATCGCCCACCAGGTCTTGGACGGTGGCACCCCACTCCTCGAGGTCGCGGAGCTTTTGGCCCATGCGGTCATAGTCTGCACCGCTCCGACCTGCCGCCTTAATGTCCGCTGACAACTCGTCAATGGCCGCCAGTTGCGCGTCGATCACCTCGAGCAGGCCGGCGTTCTCAGCAACGATATTGTCCGGTGCCAGCGAGACCGGGCCAGCCTGCGCGGGGTCCAACGGCACCACCAGGTCCGCCGAGATGCGGGAGCCGGTTTTGGTTTCCACGGCAACAATCTCGAGCGGGTCGTGCTTGCCCTGGCCGAGGTCGGATTTCCAGAGAACGCGCATCAGTACGACCCCATCTCGGCTTGCCGGTGCCAATAGGACCCCTCGGGGGCCGAAGACTTGGTGGCCGCTACCGCAGCGTCAAAGTCTTTCTGGGCCTCGTCAAGGGCGTCCATCGCGTTGGCCAAATCGCCGGCCTTGATGCGGACAACCTCGGTCCACGCCATCAGGGTTTTGAGTTTTTCGTCCATCAGTGCCCACCCTCGACAAACTGGGTGCGGCCCGGCGTGGTTTCCTCAACCAACACGGGCCTCGAGTGGACCTTAGTGTGCCAGTCGGAGCCGTGCGGAGAGGTCTTCCGCATCTCGCTCACCCTGGCGTCAAAAGCCTTTTGGGCTTCGTTGAGACGGTTGGTCGCCTCCGTCTCCTCCCGGCGCGCATGGCCCGATCGCAACTGCGCGGCCTGCAGCGCCTGGTCGGCGTCGTCCAGTTCTTGGGTTAGCTCTTGTAGGGTTTTCATCTTGCCAGATCTCCAGAATGCAAGGGTGGCCGCCCGGGTACGTCCAGGCGCCGGGGGTGTCTCCCCGCAGAGGTCAACGTAATATTCCGACCCCTACCGCAGGCGCACCCTGCACCATTATGACGCGCCCGTCAACATCTGCTGATACGCCTGGGCGGCCTCTTGCGGGTCGCTGGTGGTTAGCTGCAGCGAGGCCATTGCGCCCTTGAGGTCCACGCGCAGCCGATCGTCAAAAGCGCCCAGCATGCGGCCGATACTGTCGAGCGCCTTGTCCTTGTCGCCAAAGAGAACCTTTATGCCGTCCTTGGTCTGCTGGACGCCCCGATAGAGGTGCTTGGCGCCGGGCGAGAGCTTGGTGGTGTCATGGACGAACATTCGCACCTCCCCCTTTCCCTCGCACTTAACGCAATCTGGGTTAACGTCGGTGTAGAACCGATAGCCAAAACCGCCGGTGCCGTCCGGCATCTCGGGCTCGTCAACCGCCGCGCCCTGGTGGTGCGCCCAGCGGTCGTGCTCCTTTTGCCATTTCTTGAGCGCCTCCTCGTATTCCAGTTCTTTCCACTGGTACGCCCCGCCCAGCCCCCAGCAGTGATGGCAGGCGCCGCGGTGCATGGAGGTGAGCTCGTTGGGGTCCGTAAAGGAAATCTCGATATAGGTTTGCAGGAGCTTTTTGACCGTCATGTCAAATTCGCCCTCGGCCTGCGTTACCTTCTTTTCGGTTAATTTTGCAATTCGTGCAGCGATAAGGGGGTTAGCCACGAGCTTCTGGGCGGCCTCGCTCACAGCCTGCGGAGACCACCCATCGGTCTTGTAATTCTGCCGGTATGCGTCCGCCTTGGTCGACCCTTTGGCGACGGCAACCGCAAACCCTTCTTGTCGTGCTGTGAGTGTTTTCATAACCACACATATCGGCGGGACGCGCAGCCAATGTCAATTACTCCCGAGCTACTCCCGAACAACACCCGTACTTTTGGCCCGTTCGGGAGTACATTAACCCTTTGTTTTTATTATAGTATATACTCTTTTACTCCCGTACTCCCGAACAAACCCGAATTGCCTACGTGTGCGCCCGCCCGCTCCCGCGCTCACGCCTACACGGAACTCGGCCCGTTCGGGAGTACGGGAGTAAAATATGGATGTCTTTGAAATCGTTGAGATATTAGGAATTTGGTTCGGGAGTAAGTTCGGGTGTCATAAATTATATAGGGCCGCCCATATTTATGGACGACCCCCAGACGCTGCGGCTATTATTTATATAAATTATGACTAGGCTTCGTTGGTCGTGACGGTGGCCTGGATGGTCGTCTCGGCCAGCCGCTCGGTGGGTGCGGGCGGTGCCGTGATGGGCCAACGGTAACCGAGGAGACGGTCTTTCGCGATGCGGGAGACGGTCACGGCGTCGGACTGGTTGCCCCCAAGGACGTGCAGGTGGGTCTTGTCGTGGCCAACAACGAGGCCGACATGCCCCTGCCACCCATCCCGAGCGCCGCGCCAGAACACGGCCACCGCGCCGATCTGCGGACCGGGGAGGGCCTGGCCGAACTTGACCCAGTTGCGCGCCCCGAGCGGGTTGGCTGGCAATGGCTCCTTGGGCAGGGTCGCGGCCATCACCATGCCGACGAATGCCCCGCACCAGGGGATTTCACGTGCCCGCAAACCCAGCGCCTTGTCGAGCTTGGAGGCGTCCTGCCGCTCATGCAGGCCCAGATAGCGCCGCGCCTCGTCAATCCACACGGGGGCAGTCACGGCGGGGTTGGTGCTGCGGGCCCCATCAAAGAGGGCGGCCTCGGTAATGGCGCCATAGGTGCCCGGCCACTTGATTGGCAGTTTACGGTCGGCCTGGAACGCGGTGAGGGCGGCGATCGTCATGCGGCCCGGGATGCCGTCGAAAGGTCCCGCCGCATATCCCAGATCGGTCAGGCGGCGTTGAATGGCTTTCCAGTCGGTCATTGGATATTCTCCTCGCCAGCAACAGGACAAGAAAAAACCCCCGGCGTCTGGCGGCACCGGGGGTCTCTGGAGGTCGCGATGGAAGGAAGACACGCCGTCGCAAGCGGACAATGCCGCATAGTGACCGAGCCGTCAAGCCCCCTTTCCAAAGGCGGCGGCAGTAGCCTCGGAGGCGGTCTTGTCCTGGGCCTTCGTATAAGCCCGGGCGGCCTCGGTCGGGTTGTCGATATTGCGCGAGATGTGCCCATCCTTGATGTAAAGGCGAGGCCGGGCGTTGTCTGGTTGCACGATGCTATGGACACGGCCGTCGGCTAGCGCAGGGTGGTAGTCAAAGCCTAGCGCCTTCATGGTCTCGCGCCGCTTGTTGCGCGCGATGGTGGCTTTGGACGTTGACAGGAGGTTGTCTAGGGCAGTGCTCGAGACCCAGCCGCCAGCAAAGCCCGGGCGATCGGCCTCGATGGCCTCTAAGATCTCCTGCTCGACACGGCCTAGTCCGGCGCGGCGTGCGGCCTCCGTGCTGGATGTCTCGGGGGCGCGCATCATGCGGAGCGGGTTGTGACGTGCCTCTACCCGCCGGTTGTGCAGGTGCCAGGCCATGACCCGGAGCCCATAGTGTCGGCCGTGGTGCGCGTAGTCCCCGAGGCCGAGCAGCCAGTCCTTGAGGTCGATGACATAACTTGTGTCCATGCCGTCGCGGAGCATATCCTCCGGCGTCTGCTGGGCACAGAAAAAGGCGGTAAAGCGGCGCGAGACCCCGAGCACCGGCACACCGTCTTGGTGGTTCATGGTGATGACGCCGTTGACCCGGTTGTCCCCCGTGGTTTCCTCGATGCCCTTGCCCTCGATCGGGATGGACAGGTTGGTCACAGTGGTCTTGAAACCCTCAAAAAACTCGCGGCGGTTGGCGGCGTAGACCTCCTCAAGGCCGAGGTAGAGCTTCCGGTCAATCCACCCGTTAAAGCTCGACGTGCCCTCGACCATCTTTTTCATATTGGGCATGTGGGAATAGTGGGACCCGACAGCGCGCTCCATGATGAGATGGATGAAGGATTTGAAGTTGCCCTCCGCACCCTGCACGACTGGCCACCATTGGAGCTTCTCGCCCGGGTTCTGCACCGCCGTTGCCATCCACCCCAGCAGCAACTCGCAGTCCTCGCCATGCGGGAGCATGCGCTTGAGGTGGTTGATAAATTTGGACGGATCGCCCTCGCATGGGTCCGGCGGCACGGGGAAATAGGAGTTTACAAGGGTTTTGCCACCATCCCGCACGATGCCCCCGGTCCCATACTCGGGCCGAAAACAAATCCGATCGGCAATGACGGGCGCATGGTTCTCATTGTTGGTGAGTGCGTCCCAGGCGCTACGGGTGGTCTTTTTCCCTTGGCTGTCGATGACAAACTCGTGGCCACCGTACTGGACATTAAAGCGCGCCTGGTCGAGTAAGTCCCCCGTGCGCGTCATCACTCGATTAACCGAGTTGACATAGACGCATCCGGCAAAGTGGTTCTCTTGGTCGTGTTTAAGCATGAGACCGCCGCCGCGGGGAAGCAAATCAGTTCCCTCGGAGGTGGGCTCGGTCGGCGGCGCGATGGTCACCGTTTCCCGCTCGGGTCGGTTATAGACCGCGCCGACGGTGCCGCAGGCGTTGAGGATGGTATTTTGCAGATAGGTGGCATGGTCGTCCCATTTGGGCCGGGCCAGCGCGGAGAGGCGCATCAGCCGCTCCATGCGCTCGCAATCCTTGCCAGTCCAGAAGGCCAGCATATTGGCAAAGGACTGGTCGGCCGCGCTGCCATCATAGGCCCCGCCCGTGCTGCTCGGCCATTTGGCGCCCAGCACGTCGACGTCGGCGGTAAACAGATCGGCAAAGGTAACCGCCCCGCTACCAAAGGCCGCCTGCGCACTATTGCCCTGGCTGCGCATGGCGCGTTCGAGCAGCGTGTCGTCATCGGCGGGCCCGGCCCACTCGGCGCACGGCTCGGTCGTCCAGTTCTCGGCGCGGGCGCCATTGGCCGAGCGTGTAAAGAACTTTGCCGCAACGGGCGCAAGCTGGGCGGTTAGCTCGGTGGCGGCGTCCCCGGTGGCATTGGTGCCGGTGAGGGCGACAAAGCGCTCCTTGGTGTAGAGCTCGAGGTGCAGCGGGATGTTCTTGTTGGCATGCCCCTCGGGAGCCTTGCCGCTGCCAATGAGATGCAGGCCGGTGCCGGACTGGGAGACCTCGACCGCCGCACCCGTGAGCGCCGCGCAGATCTCCAGGGCGACGGGTGACCACGACGAGCCGGACCACGCGCCGTCAATGTCGAGAAACCAGAAGGGGTCGCGCTCGGTAAAAACGAAGCCCACCCCGGCGCCGACCGCTGCGGCCTGCTCATACGTGCCCCAGTCGGCCGGGTTGGTGCTGCTGGCGAGACCGCCATGCACGGGTGAGAATGGGAGTTTCTTGCCGTCGACGAGACGCCAGACGACGAATTGCGCATAGGCGCAGAGGGGTGCCAGAGGTGTTGGGAGCATGGTCAGCGCTGATGCCCCAGAAGGACTATCATAGCGCTGTCAGCTTTGGGAAACGAAGGCCCCGCGACCAAATCGACCACCTTGCAAGGGACACCAGCCTCCTGCAAAGTCTTGGCCGCCTCATAGGTAGCCGCGCGCTGTCGTTCTTGCGGTTCGGTGAGCGTCGGCCCCACTGATACACGCATCACGCCACCATGAGCGCAGCGGCGCGCGATTTGAGTTCCGCCGGTGCCCCGCGCGCAATCTCGTGGCCATCCGCCAGCCCCTGGGCGACGATCTCGACAATGCCCTCCGTCACGGCATGGCGCAGCACGGCCCGCTTGAGGCCGACCATGGAGCCATAGGCGTTGTTGATGGTCCCGGCGCTGACCTCGGCGGCCTCGGCCACCTGGTCCCGGGTAATCCATTGATAGCCGAGCGCCTTGGCAAGCTCAACGGCGGCGGTGAGTATTCGGTCGTCCCGGTCGGGAAGCTGGTTTGCCATTTGGTCCTCGGCAGTAGTGGGTGGCGCTTACTATGCGCTAAATGACGGCGGCGTCAAGGTGGCGACGGCGGCGCATGTAGAGCAGCACCCCGAAGGCGGCCAGGCTAACCCAGAGTTTGCCGAGGATTTGGCCCTCGACATAGGCAAAAGACCCAAAGGCCAGCCAGACAAAAACCGCGCTGTCAATGACGGACCCGACCAGCCCGCTCAACAAAACTGCCAACGCCAGACGGCGCTCACGCAACGGGGTGTAGACCGCCAGGTCCGCGAGCTCGGCCAGCACAAAAGAGAGTACCGACGCAACGACCAAGGCCGGGGCAGCGAGGAACCAAGAAAGGATCGCACCGATTAGCAGGGCAACGAATACGGCGCGCAGGCCGCCAACCTCATGGACCATATCGCGCAGCACCAGGGCCGCACCGATCATCAGCACCCCAGACGGAGCGGTCAGCCCAAATCCTACCGGCACGATGCAGGGGCCGTTCGGTATGCACTCGGTGCCCACGTTACCGATAAGGAAATTAGCGGCGGGGATAGTGGCGGCGAAAGCGAGGACGAGAGCGGCGGTCTTAAACATTTTCGTTTCCTTTGGGTGCGTTAATTCTATCAATCCGGTCAGCCATCCGGCCGGGCATTTCTTCACGTGTTTTAAAATTGCGGGAGACGTTGACACTATCCACACTATGAAGCCCGCGCCATTTCCCGGCTTGGCCCATCATACGCAACCCGTGAATATGGGCGGTACTCCCGGATGCCTCGAGCACCTCAAAAGCTTCCTTCATTTTGGCCCGCCACTTAGGAGTGCCGACCTGCCAATAATCGCCGCTGGACCCAAAGCACACCCGGGGCCACTCAAATGCGAGCTCGACAAGGTATTCCAGCGGCAAGGCCAGATGCCACACCGGGGCGCCATAGGCTTTGGGAAAAGGCCA